TTTTTTTTCCATGACCGCAAGCATGTATTCATAGCTGACAATGATGATAGTAAAACGGGTGAAAAGGAAGCAACTAAAGCCTGTCAGATCATAACCAAGAACAATGGTCGGGCCGAGGTACTCATGCCACAGACTCAGGGTGACTACAATGACCATAAGAACGACACAGAAGCTCTACAAGGAGAGTTCTTGCCCGCATTGGATAAGTTAGACCTACCCGTTGAATATGAGTTCCAGCGCAACGCCAGTGGACGCTTCTTGAATACTAAGGACAACATAGGTGGCGTACTCAAAACACACGGCGTAGACGTGAATTACAACGTCATTAAGAAACGAATGGAGATAGAGATACCTAACATGACGTTCATCGCTGATATGAAGGAAGAGGCCAGTCTAATTGAGATCGAAGATCGGTGTATCAATATGGGCATCCCTCATACTAAGGTCAGAGATTACTTGAAGATCCTCGCTAGAGAATACAACCCAGTAAAGGAATGGATAGACAGCATCCCTTGGGACGGCGAGAGCCGTATGCAAAGGTTCTTGGATAGCATCGTCACACACGACAGTGCCAGCCTCAAAGAAATGCTGATGAAGAAGTGGCTGATAAGCTGTGTGGCCGCTGCTTACGAAGTAAGAGGTGTCTCGACAGAGGGCATACTGGTCTTGCAAGGCGCTCAAGGATTAGGTAAGACGCTGTGGTTCAAGCGACTCTGCGATTATGAGAAGGGTTGGCTGCTGGAAGGCGCTACGTTGAATCCGAGTGATAAGGACAGCGTGAAGCGAGCTGTTAGCCACTGGATAGTGGAGTTGGGCGAGATAGAAAGCACGTTTAAGAAGTCAGACATAGATCAGCTGAAAGCTTTTGTCACGGCGAAGACGGACGAACTTAGACTGCCGTATGACAGAGCATTTACTACTTACCAAAGACGCACGGCTTTCTACGCCAGTGTCAACGCTAGAGAGTTCTTGACGGACACGTCTGGCAACCGAAGGTTTTGGGTACTCGCTGTGAAAGATATAGATGTGAACCATAATGTGAACATGCAACAGCTGTGGGCCGAAGTGAAAGAAACCATGTATGTACAGGGTCAGATGAATTGGTTTCTATCACCAGATGAGCGTGAGCTACTGAACGAATCGAATGAAATGTACCGCACACAATCCAGTGTAGAAGATCTACTGCTGGAGCATGTGGACTTCGATAGTGAGTTCACTAAGCCTGTACAGATGACTAAGCTATTAAGAGACATGGGCATCAAAGCACCGAGGATGCCAGACTTTAAAGAAGCTGCTAGGGTCTTACATGAACGCGGTGTAGAGAAGCGAAGGACCAATGGCAAGAACGTCTATGATATTAACTATACCGCTGTCGAAGAGTCAGGCGGTTTCAATGCGCGGTTTGGAGATGATTAAAACAATAAAAGAATTTATGACTGTGTGGTTGTTCATAACAATGATGGGCGTAGGCCTAGTCACAGTCGCGGTCCTTATGCCATTACTCGCGGTGCACAAAATGATAGTTGCACTACAAGATTGGTGGTTACTAAGAGATAAGAGGAGATGATATGAGGTGTTGGCATTGCAGTGAGAAATTAATATGGCGTGGAGATCACGACAGTGATGATGACGGTTACGTCATGGACACGAACTTACATTGTCCGGGGTGTGAGTCAGAGGTCATGGTGTCGTTGCCTGATAATCAGAACAAAGACTACATGCACGTTCTTACTGTACAGGCTGGTGAGGTCGTCAGACGAGAGGGTGATTTAGCATTAGCGGAGCTGAAACAGGTCTTGAATGACCATGGAATCAGAGCCAGCCTGAGTGTAAGAATAAGGCGGAAGTAGGGTAGCCTACCCTGTGTGGCGAGGTGTTGAGAGAGAGCGTGTGTGTGGTAATGTGGAGCAATGTATGTATATGAGTAGAGTAGGGTGGGGTGAGTACACTGAACAGGGTATAGTAGAAAAATGCTACCCTGTCGAACTTTCCTTTATTTATAAGGCTATTACTACTATTAGTGTATTAGTGTATCTATATTATATATATAACTATTAATCATGGTTACAGTACAAATGGGAGAGAACACCATAAGAAAGAGTTTGAGTGCTATACACTGCCCCCTTACACTGTATGAGGATAACGATGAGTAAACTAGAATCGATTACAATACAAACCAGCGATGAAAGATATGACATCAAAGCTGTTATATTATCGGTTAAGAACTACTCAGGTGTGATAAGAAAGTTGAAGCAACAAAACGTAATAGCCATAATAAAAATAGACGATGGAAAGTATATGGCATTCATAGAGGAATAACATGGCAACGAAAGGAAGACCAAGAAAACCTAAAGAGAAGTTGGTTAATACACCTACACAATTCGAGAAGGATGACGAGCATGGACTGACTGAGATGCAGTCATCATTCGTGTGGCATTACACCGAAGGTGCGTGTGGCCAGACAGAAGCAGCACGAAAGGCTGGCTTCGAGTTCCCAGCACAAGCTGCCAACAAGTTCCTGAATGGTAAGGACTATCCGAATGTGGTTAAGGCTATAAGGATTAAGCAAGACGAACTGAGGGAGAAGTATGCCATCACGCCAGCCAAGACTGGCAGTATGCTGTGGAAGATAACAGAGCAAGCGTATGAGAATGGACAGCTCAATGCAGCTGTGTCAGCCATCAAAGAGCTCAATCAATTAGCTGGTTTATCCATCAATAGATCCCAGAACATTAACATCAATGCGTCTGTAGATCAGATGAGCAAGGACGACATCAAAGAACGATTGTCCAAGCTTTTAGGAGCAGAGGTGGACGACTACTCACCTACAGATAAATAAGGTAGGTAACTTAGTTTTAGGCCTCTTCCCCGGTGGGCCCTGAAAAAAACAGAAAAATTCAGAAATTAGCAAAAAAGCTAATGAAATCAATGACTTACGCGTGTATATTAACATGCAGATATGTACACTAAAGAATACGGTGTGCTCACAACAGTAACATTGGAGTCCCTAGAGCTCAGTTTTTGCCCAGCTGGAGCCTTTTTTTTGACCCCATACACCCATATATTGGTTTGGCCGTGGCCGAGGTAAATATAACTAAGTTAGCCACACTCGATAACGAAAAAAACTCATCGCCCTTTTCATCTGGTATAGTTTGCACATGTATACAAAAAAAGTTGGATTGGAAATTTCCTGACGATGCCGATTAATTCGCGAACCAAGGGGGCAAGTTACGAGAGAAAGGTCGTAGGAATCCTGAACGAATTTTTTTTGCAAAATAATTTTGATGTAACTTGTAAGCGCAACCTAGATCAGTACCAAACCGCTGGGCAGTCCGACATCAACATCCCGTTTCACTCTGTCGAGTGTAAGCACTACAAAGAGGGCAACTGGCTCAAGCCAGAATGGTGGAGGCAAGTGTGCGATTCGGCAGACAACGAAGGTACCATACCCGTCCTGATTTTTAAGTTCAATCGCGTTCCTACAAGAGTGGCCATACCCTTACACGCAGTAAATCCCGAATGGGAGGTAGACAATCAAAAAATGGCCATCATGTCTATGGACGACTGGTTAAATGTGATAAAGTCGAACTGGAGTATTTATAAACAGAAAGAAGAAGATGGCTGGAATTGAAGATCTAAACATACCAAGAAAGTCCAATATTTTGGGTGAGTTGAAATTTACAGAGCAAGAGTCAGACTACTCTGGCTTCCAAAGCAACCTATTGCAAGGCATGCCGCTACTTGACGCTATCAAAAGACTAGGCACAGACAAAGCACTTGAGCTGTCTGGTTTAGACGTAGGTATACAAAACGACATCAAAAATAACCTTCCGACAGAAGAAGTAGCAATGAATTTCACCTTGCCCAAGATCCTAGAACAATTAAGAATACCCAACGCCCTCAAACAAACTTTGTTAAGAGGCGAAGCACCTGAGTACAATATTTCAAGATCGATGCCGCTAGGAGACAGCGGTAGACTTGGTTTCGATGCCAGTCTAGGACCACAATCGCGGGCCAACTTGAATTACAGCATCCCAGACATGCCCATAGCTAATAATACTAATTTTAGGATGGGAGCTAACATAGACGAGCGTGGCAGAGCCACTGGCGACTTAGGGGTACGATACCAGCCGCAAAGGGATACGTTTGTTGATGCTGGAGCGCGATTTGATTCTCAAGGCAGTCCAGAGTACAGAATTGAGTTTGGCAAAAAATTTGCCACTGGTGGTGCAGTAAACGATATAGATATTTTCTCTTAGCGATACATTCTCTGTTTGGTTTACGGGTCCTTGCTTTAGGTGATAAACTTGCACGATGTCTTTAAGAGATCTCATAGAACAAGCAGTAAGAGAAAACACAGATCGCGCTAGGCGAACTCAAGATCTTTCTATGGAGTACACTCCAAGCGCGGGACAAATGGCAAACTTTTCTGGTATGTTTGCTCCCGGAGCTGCTCTCTTAGATGCGAAAGGTCAGTATTCATCTATGGGACCCAAAGACCAACCGTTTAGTGAAGCTTTTTCTAATCCACCAAATCTTTCTATTCTTGAGAACATCGAAAGCGGAGGCCTCGGCGGTTACGGTATGGCTGGAGCACAAGCACTAGGAGTTCTTGGAGATGCAACTTATGCAGCACCATTCATAGGCGCAGCTGCGGGACCAACGATAGGGAGTTTGTTAAAATTTCCAGCAGCGATGGCTGCCGTAGCAAAAACAATATCTAGTGCTGGTAAGGGTGGCATTACTTCACTTAAAGTACAAAAAGCACAAGATCTTATCAATCAAGGCAAAGCAACAGCGGGTACCCAAGAAGCTACACAAAAAATGGTTACTCCCACGAATGTAGAAAAGGGCAAGATTATAGATGTACGCAAAAACCTCAATAGTTCTTTTGATGACCCTGATTTAGCAAAATTCAAAGCTCAAACCATACATGATGTAAAAACCTTAAAGAGCGGAAAGATCAGCGACTCAGAATCAAATATCGGTACAGGCACAGCGTTGAGCTATGACCCAGCCGTTACGGTCAAGTCTAATGGCGTACCAATAGAGCTCAAGGTTAATCAAAAGGCCAGAGACTCTATTGCCAGCAAAACCAAGCCTAAGTTTCCAATGGCCTCTGTGCGTGGTATCTACGATGACTTGGACATATTTGAACCAGACTTAACGCTTGGTTTTAATCCAATGAAACAAAATGTTTTTGTTGATCCACAGGGTTACGGTGTCAAATCAATAATAAACGGCAAGGCCTCTATTGTGGACAACGATGTTCTGGTTAAATTAGACAACCCCAACAGCTTTAGAACTATTAATGAAGGTGGGAACGAGATAAAACTTTATAACGACATCGAATACTACGGAGCTGATAACCTACCCAAGACCAACAACCCAAGCCAAGTAAATGTTATAGATGCAGACAAAGGTATAGCTGCACTCAAGCCAGATACATCTTATAGAATGCAACATCAAGCAAGAGGATTAGAGCCAGATGCCATTAGGTTGGATGATTTAACAAAAGACATATCTGGAAATCAGGCTGGCTATCCTGATGATTTTTATTCTTCTCAAGGGCAAAGAATATATGCACCGGGAAAAAGATTTGCAGATGATGAATATGGATTAGCAAACACAGAAAGTTATAACGCAATTACAAAAGCAAGGGGCAACCCAGAGGCAGAAGTAACAATCTATAGAGCAGTACCTAAAGGTATAAAAAATATTAATGAAGGAGATTTTGTTACTCTCTCCCCTAAATATGCAGAGCTACATGGATTAAGTGGCTATGGCAGTCGAGGAGACGAAGCTGGAGAAGTTATAAGCCAAAAAGTTAAAGTTAAAGACTTGATATGGGATGCAAACGATGTAAATGAATTTGGGTACTTCCCAATTTCATCTACAGCAAACCCCTAACTAATCTTGAGCCGACCTTCTCTTTCTGGCCAGCGCGTTGGATCTATCTTTGACCAGCTGGTTAGCTTCTTCGAGCTCCACCATCATTTCGTCAACGACTTCTTTTTCATCAGCAGCTGATAGTTTGGTCAGGACCACTATGTCATTGCGTTTGACTAAGGCAGTCTGATGCCACTGCTTCTCCTGATCTTTGTAAGACCATTCGACCTCACCGTATTTGTCGGAGCTGAATCCGAAGGTTACGGGCCCTGTAAATTTTTCATGCCATTTCATATCACATCCTTTGCTCTTTTTTCCATGTAGTAGAAATCAGCATGGTCAGTACAAGCGTTTCTTCTGACAGGTAATTTGTTACCAATGTCCTCGTAAAGCAACTCAACATCATCTTGGTAGTTTGTCACTTCACACTCTCTACAGTGAAAACATCTTTTTGCTTTTGGGTCATACTCAAGCTCACTCACCAAAAGATGATAATGATGGCTGCCGTTTACCACTTCTTGCCATTCACCTTTTTCGTGCCAAGCATAAACTGGTTTGTTATATCCAAAGTCAACATCAGAAATCTTGAACTTGAATACCCTTCCTGTCCAATTTGGTTTAACTTCTATAATCATGCTGCCTCCCTTATTTTATCTTTCCACTTTTTAACTATGTCTCCCATTTCCCAGTAGTAGCCATAGTCATAACATTTCACTTCTCCATATTCACCTAAAGACGCATTTGGAAAGTCTGCGTCAGGCTCATAACCTTTAAAGGTTTCAAAAACCATTTCGATATCTCCAAAGGCCGGTTCATCATTCCCAGCTGTGAATTTGATTGTCTTTTCAGTTGGAATCACAATCTGCGGTTTTCTGATTTTAATAGTTACTTCGGTCATTTCATTCTCCTTTTTTTTATATCTCACATATACATAGTACACTATCTGTACTTATATGCAACAATAAATACATTTATATTTGTATGTTATAAATAGTTGCACATATAAACTTTTTCATGTAAGGTGCATATTGTGAAATCAACAAAGGAGAAAAAATGAAATACACATTTGAATGTTTTGGCCACAAAAAGGTCTTCGAGGACAAACTTGAAATACCGTATGTAGCGGCCAACGATTGGTCTAGGGATCTTCCAGAAATGCAGTTCGATAAAGAAGCATATCCAAAACCACAACCTTACAACGGCAGCTGGGTCAAATCAGGTGCTAATGGTTACAGGTGGGCCGGTCATCAATATTGGGATTAACAGGAGAAGATATGAAAATTAATCAAATTGTAAAAGGCAAAGTGGCTGGCCATTTTGTTGTGCTTGGGTTTAGAAAAATTGATGGAGAAGACTACGCACAACTAAAGTGTGTTGACTCAAAAGATTTTACTAAAACAGCAAGAGGAGAGTTGGCGTTGCCATTAACTGCTTTAAAGGAGATCGCGTTATGATAAAAACCAAACGCACGATTCTCAAGGCCTACGCATCGCAAGCAGCTTACTGCATTGTAATGTGTGGTTTCTTGTTTTTCTTTTTATGGCAACTAGGAGCTTAGTATGGCATTTGAAAATTACGCAAGCACCTTGGACGCACTGTTCAACTCTAATTACCAACAAGCTGGACCAGCGGCCCTCAAAAGAATTATGAAAAAACATCTGGACCGCCAGCACGATATTGTGGGCGGAGCCGATTATGTTATTGAGCAATGGCGAGAAAACCGATTAAGATATGAAAAAGATGAACCGACAGCTGTAAAAGCATTGGAGATGTTATGAACAGAAAAATAGCCAGTAGAAAAAAACAGGCCATGCTCAAGCGTTACGAAATCAGAAAAGAGAACGAGAGAAAGTTAAAGGAGAAAAACCTATGTCCGATATAGATATAAGCCTGAATGATAATAGATCTGCCTTCGATAAGTTTTGTGAATCTATGTATGCCAAGTACAAAAAAGAAAAATCTCGTAACAGAGAAAAAGATGTACTGAGTTACAGAGAGTACAGGACTCAACACAAAATGTTTCTTAGGCGAAAGTACAGAGAGAAGAAAGCAGCTGCCTTAAAAAAGAAACTAGGATTAGACTAGGTGAACTCCGACCAAGAATTTGCAGAAGGCATCTACACATTAATCACTGGTTTTCTATCTGGAATAGACACAAACTATAGTTTAGAAAAATTTTACAAAAC